GAAAGACGGCAAAGGAAAATACGGCAGGATTTTAGGAACACCTTTTGTGGATAATGTAGATATATGCCAGCAAATGATTAAAGAAGGTCATGCTACTGCTTATTATGGTGGTAAGAAAACCTCGTAATGGATAAGCAACGCTTAATGGATATGTTGGCTGATCATGAAGGTATGAGGTTGAAAGTCTATGATGATTCCAACGGAAAAGCCCTAAAGTCTGCTGACCGAATAATCGGACATTTAACTATCGGAGTAGGTCGCAATGTTGCGGCTGATGGTTTGGGTATATCAGAGGAGGAAGCTCGTTTTCTTTTACTTAATGATATAGCAAGAATAGAAAAGGAAATTGCCCGATGGCCTATAGATGATTTAAACGAACCCCGATTGGCTGTCATTATAGATATGACCTTTAATATGGGTATGACACGCTTTAATCCGCAAAGATGGCCCAATATGTTCAGAGCTGTAGTTAATGAGGATTGGGAGGAAGCAGGAAAACAAATGCTATCTTCTAATTGGGCTAGACAGGTAAAAAGACGAAGTGTTAGATTAGCGAAAATGATGCAAACTGGGGAATGGGTTGAATAAATTGGTAGCTATCCTAATTGTTGTTGTTTTTTTAGCGATGCTGGTGTTATGCAGTCAAGCAGACGCCCAGACAAATACTGTCACTTCTACTTCCTCAACAGTTTCAGGAACTACAACTGTGGATAGAACACCAAGCACAGCTTCTGCTCCTGGCATTATGATTAATAATCAGGATGTCTGTAGTACGGGCAGTTCTATAGCTATCCAATCTCAGATTTTAGGATTGGCAGGTGGCACTACTGTAAGAGATATGAACTGTGAACGATTAAAACTATCAAGGCAGTTATTTAGATTCGGAATGAAAGTAGCAGCAGTTGCTTTGCTTTGTCAGGATGAACGTGTTTTTTCTGCGATGAATCAAGCAGGTACAATTTGTCCATACAAAGGAAAGATAGGAATAGAAGCTGCTCAAGCGTGGGAAGCAAATCCCGAAGGCAGACCTGATTACGCAGAATGGAAAAAAGCAAATGTTGAAGAAACAGAATTTTACAATGATGATACCATTATGGGCTTTACTCTTGGTGGTCTTGCCTTGTTACTTCTTTTATTCTAACGCACTAGCACAAATGCAGGAGGAAGGCGATACTGTTACGACAGTTATTGAATCACAAGGTGATGTCGAGGAGGTAACGCAAACCACTGTAACCATTGAACATAAAGCAAGTGGCGATGTGCTTGATGGTGATACAGGCATTGTAACTTCAAGATACGAAGGAGATGCCGACCAAGATTGGGGAGGTGATGGTGCCATATATTCTCATACTTCCTGTACGGATGCAGCGTCAGGGTTTCCTGCTACGGGAACAGACGGAAGAACGGTAGCCTGTGGTCATGCCAAAAACAATTCACTGACTACCTGGGAACAATATGTTCAGCTTAACAGCTTTGATATTGAAGATGGCGGTCAGGTTGACTGGCAATTCTACTTTGCTTTTCCAAACAATATGTATACCAATTCTAATCGCACCGCCTTTGTAGAAACAAAAGGATATTATAATAATGTTCTTCAATGGGAAACAGGGCAGATTACTATTGATAAAACAACTTTCACGCAAAATCCCTATAACTATTCAGGAAATACTAACTGGGTCAATACTGTTTTAGGAAGCCAAGATTTCGCAGGTCAGCTCGATAAGGTCTATATCAACATAGGCGGATATGGAACATATTATTGGGATGAATTTCAATATAACATTGCCTATAATTATATAACAACTGTTATTGAAACATGGATGCAGGTTGTGGAACAGCAGCAAAATTTAGATACCATGATGGATTTAATGGATAATTATGAGGTCATGGATACTTTCGAGCAGGATATTATGGATACCACTATGGAGGATATGGTTAATATGGATATTCCTGAAGTTGATATACCTGATATTGATATTCCAGAAACATCTGCTGGTGAAGAAATGCTACAGGATTTAGAAATAGATATGCCAATGATAGATGTTGAGGAAGTTATAGCCGAAATTGAAGAAATGGTTGCTGAAATAGAAGATATAGGCATAGACGAGCCGACAGAGGAGGTTTCATCGCCCATAAATGAGCCAGAATCAACGGAAGAAGCAGTTGAGGAAGTAGAACCTACCGAAGAAATTGAAGCCACAGAAGAACCTAAAGAGGAAGTAAAAGAAGCGAAAGCTGAAGATAAACCAACCAAGCAACAGGAAAAGAAACAGCAGAAGGCAAAAGAAATTATAGAAAGCTTTGCATCAAACTATGATGCCGTTGCCCAGATTACAACTTTGGCTTTGGTTAATGCTCTTGGTCCGAACATCACAACCTATTCAAATCAAGTTATTCAACCTGCTTTAGAATGGTATAAGACGGAAGAAATTTATAAGAATGTAGTAATGGATGATCCTTTGGGTAATTATATAAGTGTGAAAGACAGTCTGATTTTTAATAAAATGATTGAGCAACAATATGAGTGAGTTAGAGTTTGCAGGAATAAAATTTAAAGGCGGTAAGTTAATTGGCATTTTGATTGCTTTGTCTACTTTAGTCGGTGGTGCGTATGGAGCTTTTGAAGTCTATAAGGATTACATGGATATGAAAGAACAGATACAGAGCTATGTTGCTCCTGATTTATCTGGGTTTGAAAATCGACTAAATGTTTTTGAAGAAAAGACTAATGGATTAGCACTTTTATTAAATGATAAAATAAACAATATGGAAACCCTGTTAAATACCGAAGTGAGTGGGGTTAAAGTTCTGTTGACTACTGAATTAGATAAAGCAACGCAGTTAGTGCAATCGGCACAGGAAGATGCTCGAAGTATCAGAACAGATATGAGAAAAGACTTAACGGAAATCCAAGATAGTATTGCAGCAGTAGATAAACGCAGTAGGAATATGAATACAGAAGTTAGAGAGGCATTAAGACAAGCCGAGACAGATTTAAGGTCTTTAATAGACCATGCCAATGATAGATTTGATTCAAAGCGTACTGCCATAGAAAGCGATGGACAAAGACGCATAGAAATAATTGATACTAAGTTGGAAGCTCTTGAAAAGAAGATAACAGAGATGTTGCAAAGAGCTTTAAACAATCCTTTAACAGGTCAATGATTGCTTATCCATAGATGTCTTTTCTATCCTGTTGGTAGACGGGTTTCTTATCAACGCTTTCAAAGCAACCATTTTCTAAATTCAGCTTAATTTCCAAGACTCTCGGATAACCGAGTTCTTCATAACGGGTTTTCCAAATTACTACTTTAGCGTCTGTTGAACGATTCCCTTCCTCATCTTCAAACTTTGGTCTCCATATACTAAAGATGTGGTCGGGTTTGTTATACCAATGGGCTGAACCTGCTATGGCATAAGCAGTCGGAGCTTGTGTGCTTACTTTGTATTCATTCGGTTTGGAAGGGTGGGTCAACACCATAATGTGTATATCCAAGACTTTAGCTAGAGTTGTTAAATCGTCTAAACATTTTCCTATCCAACTGGTTTCCGTTGTTCTGTTTAAATCAGGTATTTCTATTTTATTCCAAGGATCAAACATAAAGGCTTCAATCCCGTATCGTGCTTTCATGTCTTTGATTTTTTCACATACCCATTCAAATTCAGGAGCATTTCTAGGGTGATTGAGGAAATGAAAGTTTTCCCTTATCCACGCATCACCTCTTTCTTTCTCCTCGTCTGTCATATCCCGTTCCAGCTTACCATGATAGAAAGTTCTTAAATTCCTTCTCACATATGGCTTGACACGAGTCTCGCCTGAAAACATCCCTATCTGAATTTTATATTCTTTAACAATATTCGCCCATATCTGTTGAGCAAAGGTTGTTTTTCCTGCTCCAGGGTAGCCTGTCATGATGCTTACCATGCCAGCTCCTATCATAACCTTCTTATCCCATCCGTTAAACATTGGATTCCATAATTTAGGTGGAGAGGGTTCGGGAATTTCGTCTAGTGA